ATGGCTGATTACAATGGAATCGAGGCGCTTCTTGCCTCTACAGACAATCTGGTGCAGCTCGTAAATAATACCGGCCATGACGATGACACACTGACTTTTGAAGGTGTCGACTGGTTCAAATACAACGGTGTTGCAGCAAAGAGCATCTATGTCAGCGGCAACAGCTGGTTCGGATTCGGAACAAATACTTCTCAGCTTTACGTCTGCCAGCGGGACTGCAAACTCTGGAACTTCTGGCGGGAAGAAGGCACGCTTTTCAATTACTACAAGTTCCTTCGTCTAAAATGGGACGGCTATTCAGCATACAGCAGTACCGGTGATGATGTGCGTCTGACCTATGAGGTTTACCTGTTCAGCACCGGTGATATCTTTCTGAATGTGCTGCGCATGCCGACGAACGCAAACTATCTTGGTACCAGTCAGCTTGTCTGCACGGGCGGCACAAAAGCTCTTATTGTGACATCCGGTCAGGCATTGCAGGAAACCTTTACACACACAAACGAGGACGGCTCCGATTTCACGGCAGCCGCAGGGCTCATTGACATCAAGGCGCCTTACGACAGGAAATATCTTGTATCAGACAAAAGTGGCAAATATTACACCGTCGACGCAGGTGCTTTGAAAGAAGTCACTGCCGAGGAAACCTATATCTCAGTGTCCGGGATCACCTTGCAGACCGCGCTCTGGGTAAAGCCGAGTTACAATCTTGTGCTCCGGGATACCGGAAACGCGAGAGCCTATGTGTTTCCACTGCAGAGCGGCGGCCATTACCGGATTACACTTACCGAAATCGGTGACCGGGAGCGTATTGCTACCACGGCCAGTAATCCGACCGCCATTGAGGCAGGCGGCTCTGTCAGTACTGTCCGGATCATTAAAAACGCAGATCCGGTGCTTGGCGATGTGGTCGAATTCACAGCGGCCAGTAATGAAGCGTGGTGCGTCGTGCATGTCAGTTCTGACGGGACAGAACCTAAAACCGCTATTGAAAAGCATATCTCCGCGCTGGTCAACCTTTTCAAGACCAGCGGTGTGGAAGAACGTCCATCCGGCAGTCTGCTGCTTCCGCTTACCGATCCGGTGCTGCTTTTCTGGCAGGATTCGCTTGACCCGCTTCCTGTATTGGAAGCAGACGTAACCGCAATGCCATTTCCACAGACGGTACTGACAGAGAATGTGGACATGACGGATTCCACGATTCTCGGCATCGAGAAAGTAACAGCTGATGCCGATGATAATACGCTTTTTGCGGTTTCCTTCGATGGCGGCACGACGTGGTGGAACTATGTCGACAACGCATGGGCACAGCTTTCCGAAGCGCAGTCCGGCATGACAAAAGCCGCTCTCGCTGACATTGGCACAGACGCATGGGCCTTAAAAGCTACCACCGGGCATTATATGTTCCGCTTCATTCTTTTTGAAGGAAGCTACGTGAACAGCATTGTTGTTGATTACCTGAATTAGGAGGTCTGAAGAATGAAATTAAAAGGAACCACAAAAATAGAGCTGACCGATGTGTATACCGGGAAGAAGGAAATCTACCGCGACACCAACATGGTCACTAAGGCCGTGCAGCAGGTATTCGGAACCAATATTGAAGGGACGCTGTTCAATATCAACGGGACTTCTACAGTAAACTGGAGCGATCATTTCCTGCCGATCTGCCCGCATACCATCGGCGGAGTCTTACTATTTCAGGACGCAATCGCCGAGGACGAAAACACAATCTACGCACCTTCTGCCAATCAGTGCATCGGTTACGCATCCAACGATGTCAACGCAACGGCGAATGTCCTGCGCGGCAGCATGAACCTGACAGAATCCAAGACAACGGACAAAGGCTACAAATTTGTATGGGACTTTACGACGAGCCAAGGCAACGGCACCATTTCGGCGGTTTGTCTCACGCACAAATACGGCGGCGTCGGCTACTTTGGCGATACTTTTGATGCAGGAAAACGACTGCTCCGCATGAAGGATAACGCATATTCGCTTGATGGCATTAAGGCTAACCGCTACATTGACTGCGTGGAGGTTAATTTTGAAGGCAACTACTTCATCAGTATATCGATGGATACTTCCGGCGCGATTCTCGTCAACAAAGTTCGGAAATGCTTCTGCGAGATCGGATTGAATTTTCCGCTGAAGGAGCTGGGCGATGAACTTCTGGAGACACACACTCTCAATCCAACTGTCTTTATTAACCGCTATGCTTCCAGTAACTATGGCTACTTTGATTTTCACGATGGCGAGGACGGTTATTGGTACGGTTTCATGGGCGAAAGCAATTCATCCGGCAACGCAACCGTAAAGTGGATCAAAATCAAGAAATCTGACTTCACCTTCACGGAAGGAACATGGACGCTGAACGATGTACAGCTTTACCAGCTTGGCTCTCATGGCAGTTATGGTAGTCAACCATATCGAAGCGTGCAGTCCATCCTGCGGAACGGCTATCTCTACATGATGAAGTACGACCGCACTGGAATGTATAAGGTGAACGCCAATAACGTGGCGGATATAACATGGGTGCCATTTGGCTTTACTTCCAATTTCAGCACAGGTTACTACGGCGGCACACAGATTTTTAAACTCGGTGACCGTATCCTTGGTTCCGATTTCAATATCTGCGCGGACGATACTGTGATCCATACGATCAACTATGGAGACTACAGCTACATCTGCACGCCATTCTTCCGATATGGCCCGTATGCGATTACCTTTGGCAGATATAATTACAGCGGCATGACGGTCTATAAAACACTCTGGCTTGTCAGCCCATATCTCGCAAGCATCAACAATCTGTCGACCTCCGTGATCAAGACGGCGGACAAGACGATGAAAATCACTTATACGGTTGAAGAAGCATAACAATCTGTATGCACTGGGCGACTTCCTGCGGGAGGCCGCCTTTTTCATGCAAAAAATCAAAGGAGGAATTACTCATGAAAGAATTCTGGAACACGTTACAACTCGTTTTCGCCGCTGTCGGAGGCTGGCTTGGCTACTTTCTTGGCGGCTGCGACGGCCTGCTCTACGCGCTGCTGATCTTTGTCATCTGCGACTACATCACCGGTGTCATGGGCGCAATCAGCGACAAGAAGCTCTCCTCGGCGGTCGGCTTTCGCGGCATCTGCCGCAAGGTGCTGATCTTCATTCTGGTCGGCATTGCAAATGTCATCGACATCAATGTGCTCGGACAGGTCGGTGTCCTGCGGACGGCGGTCATTTTCTTTTACATCTCGAATGAAGGTCTGTCCCTGATTGAAAATGCTGCCCACCTTGGGCTTCCGATTCCGGGAAAGCTGAAGGAAGTACTGGAGCAGCTGCATAACCGTGATGAAAAAGACACAGATAAGGAGGAAAAATAACATGGCTACAAAAGGAATTGATGTATCGGTATGGCAGGGCGCGATTGATTTCAACGCTGTCAGGAACAGCGGAGTGGATTTCGTGATCATCCGCGCAGGCTACGGTACAAGCTCAAAAGACAAGTACTTTGAAGAAAACTACAGGAAAGCAAAAGCTGCCGGGCTTCACGTCGGCGCATACTGGTACAGCTACGCAGACAGCTTTTCCGAGGCTGCGCAGGAAGCTGAAATGTTCCTGTCTGTCCTTGCCGGGAAACAGTTTGACTATCCTGTTTTCCTCGACATGGAGGAAAAGAAGCAGATCGAAGCCGGGACTGATTTCTGCTCCGGTCTGATCAAAACCTTCTGCGACAGGCTGGAGGCTGCCGGATACTTTGCCGGTTTTTATACTTCAGCATCCTTCGCGGGATCTGTTGTGACGGATGCTGTCCGCAAACGTTACTGCTACTGGTGCGCCCAGTGGGCCGATGCCTGCAGCTATGAAGGCTCCTGCGGAATCTGGCAGCAAAGCTCCAATGGCTCCGTTCCCGGCATCAATGGCCGCGTGGATATGGACTGGTCTTATCAGGACTTTCCTTCCGTAATCGTGAGCGGAGGTTTCAACGGCTATAAGAAGTTCGGTGGCAGTACGGATACTTCTCCAGCAAAGACCGGGACGCGGACTGCGGATGCATTCGTTTCCGTGATGGAAGGCTGGAACGGATACTCCGAGGCAAACGGAAAGTTCAGGACGATTATCGACACCTACAACAGTCACAAGCCATTGGCAAGAGGGTATGCCGTGAAGTACACGGATGAGTGGTGCGACACCTGTGTTTCCGCGGCAGCGGTGAAAGCTGGAATGACCGACCTCATCGGAACGGAGTGTGGATGCGAGGAACATGTGGAGATTTTTAAATCCAAAGGAATCTGGATTGAGGACGGCACAATCACACCCAGACGCGGAGACATTATTCTCTATAACTGGAATGATTCCAACCAGCCGAATGACGGTTATTCAGACCATATTGGAGTTGTAACCGGGGTAAAAGACGACAGCATTACTGTAATTGAAGGCAACAGGGGCGAAGCTGTCGGATACCGCACAATCCCTGTTGCCTGGGGTTACATCCGCGGGTTCGCAAGACCAGAGTATGAGAACTATCCTGCTGAACCGGCTGCCCTCGCACCGTCACCTGAAAAACCGGTAGAAGAACTTGCGAAGGAAGTCCTCGCCGGAAAATGGGGCAACGGAGATGACAGGAAAAACCGTCTGACCGCAGCCGGATACGACTACGGTGCTGTCCAGGCAAGGGTCAACGAACTCTGCAGGCAGAAATCCAAGTCTGTGGATGAGCTTGCCAGGGAGGTCATCCAAGGCAAGTGGGGCAACGGGCAGGATCGTAAGGAACGTTTGACCGCAGCCGGATACGATTACAGCGCCGTGCAGAGGCACGTGAACGAAATCTTGAGGTAAATATCAGCCAGGCCACAGCCTGTGGGTGTCTTCGGATGCCTGCAGGCGCTTTTTTTATGCCCTTATACGGGGGGTTGATTTTCTCGGCATGTAACAGAGGAAGACAGGTTTCCTCAGAGAGGAGAACGAGAACATGCTGGTTACGAAAATCACTACCCCGGTCAGAACTTATGCCCGTCCGGAACATGACCTTACCCCGGAGCAGCTGCAGGCCGAGTGCAATTATATCCGCGCCGGAAAGGTCATGAAGAAGCTGCTGGAAAAGGAACTCATCACAGAGGATGAATTCAACAAGATCATGGAGGAATGCCGGAAATCTTTTTCTCCGTATCTTGCCGCCCTATATTGAAAAATGACGTTGCTATGTGCCTTGTTCTACGGGAATATGCTCACTGCGCCGGTTCTGCCTTTCATGGCGGCAGGGGCGCGGGAAGGAGATGGAATGTATGCTTGTGACCAAGATCGTGGGACCGGCCCTTAACGTCATTGTTCCGGAGCACTGGTTCACCCAGGAACAGCTGATGAATGAATTTTATTTTATCCTGGCCGGACAGACTGCCCGGATGATGGTGGAAACGGGTCGGATAACCGTTGATGAATTCGACAAAATCATGATCGAGAACCGCCTTGTTTTCTCCCCGTTTCTGGCAGCTATTCTTTGAAAAATGAGTTGCTATATCAGGCTGTTTACGGGAACATGTCACATGCGAAAGGAGGACTTTAAGATGAAGGCAATCACAAAAATCGAACCTTCAGAGGTACGCGGAATCCAGAGGAAACGCAGGGTGGCGGCGTACTGCAGGGTCTCCACGGACATGGACGATCAGCTCGTCAGCCTGGACACGCAGAAAAGCCACTACGAGGAGTACATCAGCGCAAATCCCGACTGGGAGTTCGCGGGCCTTTACTACGACGAAGGCATCACCGGAACGAAGAAAGAACTGCGTCCGGCGCTGATGCAGATGATCAGGGACTGCGAGGACGGCAGGATCGATTACATCATCACCAAGTCTCTGAGCAGGTTCGCAAGGAACACGACGGACTGCCTGGAACTGGTGCGGAAACTGCTCGCCCTCGACATCCCCATCTACTTTGAAAAAGAAAACCTGGACACCGGGGAGATGGAGTCGGAGCTTCTGCTCTCCATCATGAGCAGCCTTGCGGAAAGCGAATCCGTGTCCATTTCGGAGAACGAGAAATGGAGCATCCGCGACCGTTTCATGAACGGCACCTTCAAGGTCGGTTACGCCCCTTACGGCTATCGCACGAAGGACGGAGTCTTCTCCATTATGGAGGACGAGGCGAAATGGGTGCGGTACATCTTTGAGGGTACGCTCTCCGGCAAAAGCAGCCACCAGCTTGCGAGGGAACTGAACGAAAAACAGGTCCCCACGCGCAGGAACGGCAACTGGACGGCATCGACGGTCCGGGGAATCCTGCGGAACGAGAAGTACACCGGGGACTGCCTTTTCCAGAAGACTTACACGGACTTCCAGTTCAAACGCCACAACAATAACGGAGAACTTGACCAGTTCTACATGGAAGGGCATCATGAACCCATAGTCACGCATGAGGAATTCGAGGCGGTGGAGAAGATAATCGACCGCCATGCCAGGGAGAAAGGAATCAAAAAAGCCGACCCGCGTTACCAGAACCGCTACGCTTTCACGAGCAGGATCGTGTGCGGGGAATGCGGCTCACCGTTCAAGCGCAAGGTCTGCCACACGGGCGGCCTGAAGTACGCCACCTGGGGCTGCCGGGAACACATCGCCAACATCGACCACTGCAAAATGAAGGCGGTCCGGGAGGATGCCCTCGAGCGGACATTCACCCTCATGATGAACAAGCTGGTCTTCGGAAGGCAGCCGGTGCTTGAGAACCTTATGGAAAGCCTCAAGGGCGAGAGCCACGACGATGCCCTGCGGGAGATGAAGACCATCGACCGCCAGCTGGAGAGAAACACAGAGCGGAAACAGACGCTCCGGGACATCATGGCGAAGGGCTACCTCGAACCTGCGGTCTTTGCAAAGGAGAACAGCGAGATCGGTGCGGAGAGCGCCGCCCTAGCCGCAAAGAAGGAGCAGCTCATCAAATCGATGAACGGAAATGTCCGTCACATCGCGGAGATTGAGGAACTCCTGCACTACACGGGCAAAGCCGGGATGCAGACGGAATTTGACAGCGAACTGGTGGAACGCTTCGTAGAGCGCATCACGGTGCATTCGGAGGACGAAGTCACATTCCACCTTAACTGCGGACTGAACCTCCGGGAAAGGATCGTGAAATGAGACAGGGACACATGCCTTACGGCTACAGTGTGGTGAACGGCACTGCCGTCATTGACGAAGAACAGTCCGCGCAGGTCAGGGGCGTCTTCCGGGATTTCCTGGACGGCGTTTCATACGCCAGATGCGCGTCTAACAACGGATTCCAGATGTACCACGCATCGGTGAAGCGGATGCTCCGGAACAGGTATTACCTCGGTGATGACTTCTATCCCCCGCTCATCGACAGGGAAATCTTCGATGCGGCGGAGGCGGAGTACCGCAGGAGGGTCGAAGCCCTCGGCAGGAAGAACCGCCGGAAGACATCGGAGGAAACGAAGCCGGTGCCGACGGCTTTCCGCATGAAGCCGGACATCAAGAGAATCCGGGACCCTTATAAGCAGGCCGAGTATGCCTACAGCCTGATAGAAAGCGAGGAATGAGAATGGCAACAGTAACAATGATCCCCGCCCGGAAGAGGGTGGGTACGCAGAAAACGGCTGGTGAGACACCAAAGACCAGGGTGGCAGCCTACTGCCGTGTTTCAACGGACACGGACGAACAGGCCACCAGCTACGACGCCCAGGTCGAGCACTACACGGAATTCATTAAGAAGAACCCCTCGTGGGAGTACGCCGGGATCTACGCCGATGACGGGATTTCCGGGACGAACACCAAGAAGCGCGAGGATTTCAACCGCATGATCGATGACTGCATGGCGGGCAAGATCGACATGGTGGTGACCAAGTCTATCAGCCGTTTTGCAAGGAACACGCTGGACTGCCTCAAGTACATCCGGCAGCTGAAGGACAAGAACATCGCCGTCTACTTCGAGAAAGAGTCGATAAACACCCTGGATGCGAAGGGCGAGGTCATGCTGACCATCATGGCGTCACTCGCCCAGCAGGAAAGCGAGAGCCTTTCGCAGAACGTCCGGCTCGGACTCCAGTACCGCTACCAGAAAGGCAAGGTGCAGGTCTGCACGAACCGTTTCCTCGGCTACGACAAGGACGAGGACGGAAACCTGGTCATCAACCCGGAAGAGGCGGCGGTGGTAAAACGCATCTACCGCGAGTACCTTGAGGGCAGCAGTTACTACCAGATCGGACACGGACTTGAGGAAGACGGCATCAGGACGGCGGCCGGCAGCGACTACTGGCTTGCCACGACGCTCCGCAAGATCCTTATGAATGAGAAGTACATGGGCGATGCGCTCCTGCAGAAGACGGTTACCACGGACTTCCTTACGAAGAAGCGGGTGCAGAACAACGGCATCGTCCCGCAGTACTACGTCGAGGACAGCCATCCGGCAATCATCCCGAAGGACATCTTCATGAGGGTGCAGGAGGAAATCGTCCGCAGGGCGCACCTTGAAACGGCTACGGGCAGGCGCAGGATCTACAGCGGGAAGTACGCACTTTCGAGCATCGTCTACTGTGCCCACTGCGGTGACTTCTACCAGCGTACCCACTGGAATATCCGGGGGACGAAGAAGATCGTCTGGCGGTGCGTGAGCCGCCTGCACAAGAAGGACAACGACCTCGACTGCCCCGCAAGGACCATCACGGAAGACCTCCTGCACGAGGTGGTGGTCAGGGCGCTCAATCAGGCGCTTGCCGAGAAGGATTCCTTCCTCCCCGCTCTGAAGGAAAGCGTGGAGAGGGCGCTCACCAACAGGAACAGCGTGAGGATCGCAGAGATCGACGCCGAACTGGAAAAGCAGCAGAAGGAACTCCTCCGCCACGCCAACGCCAAGCAGGGGTTCGATTCCATCGCCGACAAGATCGAGAAACTCCGCGATGAGAAGCACAGCCTCCGCCTTGAGGACGCCAACAACGACGGTGCCAAGGCGAGGATCAAGGAATTGGAGGAATTTCTGGATGGGCTGTCCGGGGAGATCGAAGAGTACGACGAGGACTACGTCCGCAGGCTCATCGAGCGCATCTCGGTCGACGATGACCACTTCACGGTGGAATTCAAGTCCGGCCTTGAGACGGTGGTCGAGGCATGACGGAAACACAGGTACGGGGCATCCGGGGGCAATCCTGGGTGTCCCCTTTTTGATTAAATCGATATCTTTTTATTGACAGAGATGTGTTGTGTGTATATACTGGGGTTAGCATTAAATAGATATCGGAAAAATGCAGGAGAATATTATGGCGGGAAGAGGAAGACCTTCTGTTGAAGATAAAAGAACTAATCAGTATAGGGTGCTGATGAATGACGAAGAAGACCAGATGCTCGACTACTGCAGCCGAAAGACCAGGATGCCGAAGTCCCAGATCTTCCGAAAGGGTATCGAGGTTCTCTATCAGCAGATACAGCTGAATGAGGCTGTCGAAGAATACGATGACCACGTCAGTCTGAAACGGGTGGTGAAATGCCCTTACTGCGGTGCTGGTAACGCGATTGATTTTGAGGACTACATTACCGATGAATTATCGTACGAACGCCAGATGGGTCCGGAGATAGAGCATGCTTTCCTCTGCGAGGATTACGAGTGTGAATCCTGCGGGAAGCCCTTCACGGTCGAAGGCAGCATCCATGAGTACCCAGTCGGAGCATATGACTCAGAACACATTGAAGTTAAAGGAGAATGA